GGTCGCAAAGCTCTGGAGCACTACCATAAGAAGAGAGATGATAAGAGCGAGTCTTTCTCTGAGACGCCTGCTAAGAGCTGGGCTAACCACGGGTCAGATTCATTTCGTATGATGGCGGTAGTCGTAGATTCCATTATCGAAACCCGTGAATGGGGGACCAACCGACCTCGTGTTATACGAGCGGTCGGTCATCGTAGTAGGGGAGGGGTTCCACATGGAACCCATGGGTCTGGACAGATACTTCGCCCTGAGACATATATTAATGGTAGTCAAACCGCGCAGCCTCGTCGGGTCAGGAGACACGGTTAATGGAACTCACTCTGAGAGATGCCCTATACATAGGGACCTATGTATTTTCTATTGGTGGTCTTCTTGTCGGATTTAAGCTAAAGATCCAGAAGGTCGATACGATCAGCAAGATTATCTTCCAAGAGAAAGGAGGGCTCAATGTGGTTACCAACGACGTTTGCAAATCGCATCGAGATCAGATCCATAGCAGCATTCGAAGGGAGGCCCGAGTTACTGACGAAGCTTTCAGACAGATAAGCTGCCTTAATCAAAATATAATTAAGATGATGGTCCATTTAGGGTTAGATCCAATCGTTGTCGAACATAAGCCCGTAGGAGAGGACAAATGACAGTGTGGTATAAGTCCGGAGTGTCCGGAGACTTGAATCCTCCGGCTCAAAAAGGGCTCGGAAAAGTGGCCAGTCTCTACGCTTCACGAGGAAAGGATTTATTCATTACCTGCGTTAGGGATGGAAACCATATGAATGGGTCTTTTCATTACATTGGATTAGCCTTCGATGTTCGAAAAGCTGCAAGCATCCCTGTCGGAGTTATCAAGGAAACCCTCGGCCCTGACTTTGACGTCATCGAACACTCGACTCACGTACATATTGAATATGACCCCAAGTAGAGGAATTATGAAACGTTTTGAGCATTTTAAGAGGGGCACCTTTAGCGGCCCTGTTAAAGTTGAATGGCTTCCGTCCGACCCCCGACTTATGAGGGTCACGGAGTTCTTGTATTATACGGATAAGGAGGGCCGGGTATGGTCCGCCAATAAAAAGGACATCGTAAACGGAGCGTCCATTCCCCGGGGATTTTGGTGGTTGACCGGCTCCCCTTACGTGGGTCTTTATCGCAGAGCGTCTGTTATCCATGACGTCTATTGCGAAAGGAAGAATCGTCCTGCTCAGGAAGTACATGACGTCTTCTATGAGATGATGATCGCGGATGGAGTGCCTAAGTGGAAAGCCTTCCTGATGTATCAGGCAGTTGATAAATTCGGACCACGCTGGTAAAAAGAAGGGGTTCCACGTGGAACCCCTAAGGAGACTAAATGGACGGAAAGAGCATAAAAAGACGAACAATGGCCAGAAAATCTGACCGTTCAAATATCGACGGTATGTGGAATATTATCGAAAGGTTCATTGTTCCTTTTCGAGCTATGATGTTTCAGGATAAAAACGGCGAGGGACAAATCGACTGGCGACGTCGTGAGATCTTCGACTCCACTGCTATCGACGCCAACGCCAACTTAGCCGCCCACATCCACGGAGCTATGACCAACTCAGAGCTGAAATGGTTTGGATTCAGCTTCGAAGATCGTACGCTCCGTGAAGCTCATGAGGCTAAGGAGTGGTTGGAAGAGGCGGATAATATTACTTACCAGTCCATTAAGCAGTCAAACTTCGACCTTGAGGCTAACGAGATCTACATAGATCTGACGGCTTTTGGTGGTGGAGCTATGACGAGTATGCCTGAAGAAGACGAGGTAGGGGGACTTGAAGAGACCCGATACAAGACTCTTCCTGTTGATGAATGCTATTACGATCTTGACGTTAATGGCGACATCCTCAACTTCTACCGAATCATTCAGTGGACGGCGTATCAGATCGTAGATAAATTCGGTGAGGAGGGTCTTCCGGAAAAGATACTGAAAGACTACAAGTCCCCGGAGAACTCCCTTACCAAACACAAAGTTATATACTGTATATATAAAAAGCGGTTAGACGTAGTACCGAATACGTTTACCCTCCTCGCTGTTGAGAATAGACCTTACGGCGGTAAGTACATCTTTTGGGATACCTGTGAGCAGATTGGAAAGGATGAAGGATTTCATGAAATGCCCGTCTTTGCTCCTCAATGGAGACGAGTTTCTGGCTCAAAACATGGCTTCTCTCCCTCGATGATCGCTATATGGGATGTACTGACCCTGAATCAAATGGAAGAACTTGTCCTCGCAGCAGGGGAGAAGGTTCTCGACCCGACTCTTATGACCACCAGAAAGGGCGTATTCGGGGACATTGACCTTTCCGCAGGAGGCACGGTAGTAGTTCAGGATATCGAGAAGTCAATGAAGGCTTTCGAATCTAAGGCCCGGTTCGATGTTTCAGTCTTACAGAAATCTGATCTTATTCGGTCTATCCAAGAAACTTATTTTGTGGATGAGCTGAAGTTGAAAGACTCTCCCGCTATGACAGCGGCTGAAGTCCACGCCCGTGTTCAGTTGATGCAGAGGCTCATTGGCCCTACTTTTGGTAGGTTAAAAACCCATTTCATGGACCCGGCGGTTACCCGCCAATTTATGATTAACTTCAGATATAAGAAGTTTCCACCTCCGCCTCCTATCGTGGCAGAAGCGATGAACTCGAACTTGAAGATTGACTATCTCGGAACTCTGGCTAAGTCTCAGAAGATGGAAGCTTCCGCTTCAATTGATCGTTGGATTGGGACTACCGTAGCTCTGTCCGAAGCTTACCCTGAAGTTCGTGACATTCCTAATGTTGATGAGTTGGTAAGGGAGCAGGCAGAGAATGAAGGAGTACCGACTCGACTTCTTAACAGTAGAGTGACTGTTAAACGAAACCGCTTAGCTGATGCCCGAAATAAAGCTCAGTTGGAAGAGGCCGCTATCGCACAAGCAAGGGGCGAGGCAGCTCAGAGCGTTGGAATGGGCGCTAAAGCAATGAGGGAGGGAACTGAAGGTGCTGCTTAAACAGATATCTGACAAGGATTTTGAAACTCTCGGTCGTTTGTTTAGCTCCAAATTAGGAGAAGAAGCTCTCGAAGTTCTGGTTCGGAACTTCTATGACACCATCAGCTTCACTCCGGGGGACACGCATGTTACGGCCTTCAAGGAAGGCCAGAGGGATATTGTCCAAGTACTCTACCAATCGGTAGCCCACAAAACTAAGAAAGATAAGGAGAGAGAGAATGCGTAATTTTGGTTTCTTTGGGAGAGGTAGCGCGTTACCGCGTCTCGCCATGTCCATGGCTGATGGTAATGGCGGTGGAGGTGGCCAAGGGAACGGAGGAGGAGGAGAGCCTTCGTGGACTGAAGCCCTTCCTGAAGCTGTCAGGGAATGGGATGAGGTAAAGAATTCTGATGCTCCGGAGAAGTTCTGGGATCAGATGGTAAACATGAGATCCCATCTTGGTTCCTCAATTCGTATCCCCGGAGAGGACGCCGGAAAGGAAGATATCGCGGCTTTCCATGAGAAGCTCAAGAACAAGGTTCCCGGCCTCATGGAGACTCCTGACTTCGAAAATGACGAAGCCCTTCAGACTCTCTACTCTCGCATGGGCCGCCCAAAAGAGGCTAAAGATTACGCGATTCCTGAACTCAAGGACTCCCTTGGAAACGTTATCGAGAACGTTGATACGGGATGGGCAGAGTCTTTTAAAGAGCTGGCTTACAAAGCCGGTCTGAGTCAGCAGAAGTATGCAGACATCGTGTCTGCTGTCGCCGCTTCAAACGCTGCTCAGAATGCCAAAGTCCTTGAAGCTCAGGCTGCTGATAAGGCGGAGCTGGAGAAAGAATGGGGAGCGGCTTTCGATCGTAATACCAAGATCGTTGAAACGTTCATCATGAAGTCAGACGCACCGGACTCTCTTAAAGAGGCGATGAAGTCTGGAACGGTCGGTAAAGACATTATGGTCTGGATGCACAACTTGGCTTCTCAGACTCTCGGCAACGGGTCCGATTTTCAAGGTGACGATAGTAACAAAGGCGTGATGACTCCGGAAGAAGCAACTATCAGAATCTCGGAAATCCGGAATAACAAAGAGCACCCCTACAACAAGAAGAACGATCCCGGTCATGCAGCAGCTATGAAACAGATGCGCCAGCTCTACGAACTCAAGAACCCTACAAGCGGTAAGAACGCCGCACCCGGCACCACTTTCGGTATCGGCGGGTAGTCGACTAAGGGGTTCCACGTGGAACCCCTTTAATCGAGGTAGCCTACGGGTCTCATATAATTATCTCGACGGTCCGAATTCGGGTAGCTGTCATCCAACTAACTAATATCAAGGAGAAGTCAGATGGCCATTACCATTGACAACGCGTTTATCGAGGAGTACAAGGACCTCGTGATCCATCTCGCTCAGCAGGGCGAGACCAAACTGAAATCCACGGTTATGAACGAAAGCAGCAAAGGCGAGGCTTACAACTTCGATCGACTCGCTGCTACTGATGCTCTGGAAAAGACCACACGTCGAGCTGATTCCAGCGATTTCTTCGTTGATGACGCTTGGTCCAGACGTGTGGCGTCTCCCCAGACTTTCGTTCATATCATGACCGTCGAGCATGAAGACAAAGTCCGGATGCTCGTTGATCCCGAGTCTGCCTACGCTAAGAACCAAGCGATGGCCATGAACCGATCCTGGGATGATCTCATCATCGCGGCTGCTACTGGCGACGCCACGGACGGCGACGGAAACCCTGTTGCTTTTCCTGCTGGTCAGACCATCGGAGACGGCACTACTCCCATCTCCTTTGATGCGGTTACTGCCATTCAGGAAAAGTTCATGCAGAACGACATCGACCTTTCCACCCCCAAGGTCGCTGTTGTAGGCCCGACTCAGGTCCGGAAGTTGATGCAGCTCACCGAACAGACTTCGGCGGATTACGTTCACCGGGAGTCCCTCCAGAAGCTTTATGACTACGGCATCGTCCCCAACTGGATGGGCTTCACGTGGATCATGTCCACTCGTCTTTTGGCTCCGGCGGCTGGTGAGATCTCTTGCCTCTTCTACACCATGGAAGCCCTGGGTTTGGCCATCAATCAGGATGTCTTCACCCGAATCGGGGAGAACCCCGATAAGGCCTACATGCTTCAGGTATTCGCTCAGTATACTGCGGGTGCCGTTCGTGTGGAAGACGAGCATATTGTTGAAGGGCACTTCCTCGACAGCCTGTAATCAAAAACCTACAGTAGGGGTTCCACGTGGAACCCCTACCCTTAAATAGAGGAGAAGTAGAATGGCCAGAAAAATTGGACTCAATCGGAAAGAGCAGCTTCAGGCAGCAAAGTGGATGAAGGAAGGTATCTCCGCCAAAGATATCGCAAAGAAGTTTCATACGTCTGCCGAAGTGGTGAAGCGATTCACTCAGGAGAAGCTGGATGAAGCGGATGAGCGGGCTCGAAAGCGGGCAGAAGGCCAGAACAGGGTCCTTGCCAATAAGCGCCGGAAAGCTGAAGTCCTCAAAGAAGCCATCGAGCTTACTGGCAAAGACGCGGCTAACGCTGAAGAATTCAAATAAATCAATTTATGGTGGTGGAGGGTTACTATAATGCCGGTTAAAAGCACTAAATTGTTAGAAGCAGTCAAAGGGACTACGGTCATTTCTACCTACGTTACCGGCGCACCAGTAGCCCCCGCTGCCGGTACTTTGGCGGTCTATGTAGACTTGGCCGCAACGGATCAGCATCGCGCGGTAGAGGTAGCGGGAAAGCTCACGAACTTGATCGACCGAGCAAGAGAGGCGGGCTTTAATCGACCGAGTGTCACAACTCAGTACTACCGTATGCCGATTGATGGTGGTAAAGATTCTATCGTGGCTACTACTACTTCAACGGACATCGTTGAGGGAGATGTCGCTATCGGTATTGAGGGGTCTGTTTTGGCGGGTGGGCGAGGGTCTATTCTTTTGGACTCCTGTTTCAGACAGCTTATTGACTGGATGTCGGAGCAGGATCGGCTGACTGTCTAAGGAGGCCAGATGCAAAGAAACGACTGCGTAGTAACAGCGTTAGGTCCTGTTGAAAGGTGGAAATACGGCGTCGTTAATGCCGATGGTACCGACCCTTTATTTAAAGTTCTTGCTGGCGTAAGTTCTGCGGGAGTAGATCTGGCTACTCAATATAGAGTACGTGTTAAATCCTCAGGTACTAATGGAGGTGTTCTGCGTCTTTATATAGGAGATGCTTCCGTAGATATATCGGCAGACGGGATCAATGAGGTGAGTATTAATACAGGAGCCTCTACAAGATTGCAAGTAATACAGCAAGAAGTAGGCGCTACGGGGGTGTTAGTAATATCTGTCAAGCGGGACTCACCTGTAGAGTATAACGAGTTACTCCATCAGTACTTTCTTGATGGAGGGGCAACCAGCGGTGATCTTCAAGATGCCGAATACCAATTCTTAGTAGCCAAAGGCGCGACTCCTTCGTCTATACCAGATATGTGGTTCCAGCTTTTGGAAACTCTCGGCTATTCAGGTACATTGTCGGATATGCTCGCTAAGTTCTGGTGCGTTGATAGCGGTATTATCCCTTAAGATTAAGGGGTTCCACGTGGAACCCCTAAGCCTCCGGAGGAAAACATGGATAAAATAGGAATCAGCAACATGGCCATAGGACTCGTCGGGGGCAATCCTATTATAAGCTTCTCCGACGAAACGATTGAAGCGGAGCAATGCTCTCTATATTACGATTCTGCAAGAAGATACTGTTTAGAAAGTCGAGACTGGACCTTTGCTGCGGCTTATCGGCAACTTGCTCCGCGCCCTCCCGTATCTCCCTCTGAGTTTGCTAACGGGTTTCAGCTCCCCTCTGATTGTTTGGTAGTCCGAATAGTATCTGACTCGCCGGATCTCAAAACTCCCATCGAATACCAAAAGGATGGACGAGTTATTCTCCTTAATAACTCCGTAGTATACATTAAGTATACAAAGAATATTACCGACTCTTCTCTATTTTCTCCCTCTTTTGAGATAGCGGTGGCCCATAAGCTGGCAGAGTTTATCTCAACTACGATAACGGGAGACAAGGTATTGAAAAGAGCTCTCATGTCAGAGGCTACGGATATGCTGGAACAAGGAGGGTCAGTTGACGGAATGCAGGGTAGCCCGAAAAGAGCTTACGCTTCGAAGCTATTGAGAGCCCGCTATAGGGGAGGAAATTACGGAACCAGAAACACGATCTATCCTTGGGGGTACTAATGCCACGATCAAACCTTATTCAGACCGACTTCTTAGCGGGGGAGATATCTCCTCGGTTAGAAATGCAGGAAAACTTAGAGGGGCGGAAGCATAGCGTAGGTCTATTGCAAAATTGGTTAATACACCTTCAGGGGACCGTCGAAACTTCTCCCGGGTGGGAACGAATAGTGGGAGTTCCGGGCGACTATGGTCGGCTGTTTCCTTTTCCGTTGTCCGTCTTTACCGGATTCATGGCAGTCATCACTCCTGAAAAAGTGTTCGTCACTGATCCTGTAGGTTTTATCAGGGAAAGAAGCCTCGTCTTTAACGGGGATTTTGAGGAAGGGTCCACGAATTGGGACGTTATCACCATACCCCCCGCTACCATAGTCTTCTTAGCGGGAGTTGCATACCTCAACCCCGGAGTTATCGAAGGAAGAGATGCTACACTACAGCAAGTTATAGGGGGCACTACTATAGGTAACTCCCATACTCTTACGATTCAAATAGCTGATGGTGAAGGCCCCTTATTAGTGGAAGTAGGATCAGCAGAAGGCTTATCTGATATATACTCCGCTACTCTGACAGGAGAAGGGCCCTTTGTAATACCCGATATTGTGGCTACGGCAACGGACACTTGGCTTCGTTTTACCGCAGAAGGAGAGACTCCCCCAAAAGCGATAAGCGATATTCAATTTTATGACGTAACTGCGTCTCCCGGTATAATAGAATTCGATTCTCCTTGGGCCACAAGAACTTCGATTAGTTTTATCCAAGCCTTGATGTCTCCTAATGAACTGTCTCTCTATATCACCTCCCCGGAAGTCCCGCCTTACAAGCTGGACTATAATGAGGCGACCTCGACATGGGACCTCTCAGCCATCCCTCTCGTGTCTCCTCCGGATGAGTGGGGCTCAGGAAGTTGGCCTGTTGCTATAACATTTTTTGGTGGCCGAATGTGGTTAGGAGGGGCCTCCGATGATGCTGAGTTATTTTGGGGGTCTAAGTCTGGATCTTATTTCGATTTTACTTTAGGGGAACTGGCTGACGATGCCATCGAACAGCGCCTTGATCGGCGTGGGGCTATTCGCTGGATGACGGGAGGACAGACTCTTCTGATAGGGACTGAAAACGCTGAGCATATCGTATCAAGTGAAGGTGGCGTGATTATACCAGGAGACATCTATTCAAAAGTTCAGAGTACTAATGGATCGTGGCCCGCCCAGCCTCTGGAGATAGGAAATGAAGTTCTATATGTCTCCCCCGATGGACGAAAGATTCGGAGTATAGAGTACGAGTGGACTAAAGATGCTTGGAGATCTAAAGATCTCACTTACGCAAGTGAGCATATAACAAAGGGCGGAAACAGCTTTACGCATCTCCATCATTCTGCTAACCCTGATAGCCTCATTATAGGGTCTACTTTGTCCGGAAATGCCGTAATAGGTACTTATGAAGCCTACTCTCAAACGATCGGATTTTCCCGCAGAGTTACGCAGGGGTCTATAATCAGCTTGGCTGTTTTACAATTCTCTGGAACGGGAGAGTTATGGGCTTTGGTTGACCGGGGGGCGGGTTCGCTAAGTCTTGAGAAGGAATACAGAGAACAGAATGTGAAGCTTGATAGCCACTCTCATTTTAGATCCGAGACGCCTATATCGGAAGTCTCCATCCCTCACTTAGCGGGAAAGACTTGCCAAGTTTTGGTAGACGGCGCTGTTCATCCTGACGTTATCCCTTCTGTGCCTGATGGTGACGTTACCCTTGAGTTCTCGGGTTACGAAGTAATCGTAGGACTGGCCGTCTATTCCATCATAGAAACTCTTCCTGTAGCGGATGAGCTTCCCGGTGTCGGGACTACTCGATCCATGAAGAAAAGAATGTTTGAAGTCTGGGTTAGAATTCTGGATTCATGGAGGCCCAAGATCAATGGCCAACGTACTCCTAATAGACGAGTGCCGACTCCGATGGGAGAGGTAGAATCGGCGAGGACTGAGAGTGTCAGGATCTCGAATACTGGATGGGACTTAGAGGCTAAGATTCGCATTGAACAAGATCTCCCTCTTAGGACAGAGCTCGCAGGAATCTTCGGACGAATTGATCAGGAGGAAGTATAATGGCATTTGGAATAGGAAGCGCATTTAAAAAATTTGGAAAGAAGGTAGAAAAGCAGGTTAAGCGAACAGAGCCCGAGGATGTATTGACGGCTGCGGGTATCGTAAATCCGGCTCTTCTTGTATCCAACCTTCAAACAGTGACCTCCGGATTGACAGCTTACACTCAGTATGAGGCGGGAAAGCAAGCTAAGGAGGCCTCGGAAAGAGCGGCAGAAGCTGAGGCAGCTACAACTGCTGAGGAAGTTCGTCGCATGACCGAGGAAAAGAAAAGGACGGAAGCCCTTGGACGAGCTCGGGCGGCTGCTTCGGGAGTGAGCGGAGCCTCGACTGAGCTATACCTTGACGCTCTGGAGAAATCGGGAAGAGAAGAAATCGACTGGCTCAAGAAGGTAGGCGCTACTGCTTACCAAGCTCGATTGGATGAAGGC